CATCTGTAGAGCCATTACCCAGTTCTGAAACAATCCTTGCTGGTACAACAAACTCTCCTGTAGCCAAACGAGCTGGTTGTCTTTTGCCAATTGTCGCAGGTATTGAGTCTGATACACCATCACCGGGGCCTTTGAGTAGTCGGCCACCATCTGAGTAACCACCCAGATCAGAGATGCCACCACCACCATACATCATTCCACCGCCGGCTGCTCTAGGCGTGTAGGAAGTAGGTGAGAAGTAATTAACACCACCAGCTCCAGGGCGCGCCTGCGAGCCAGCTATTGCTCCATAAGGAAGCTGTGAACGATTGGCTTGAAGCGAGGGAATAACAGAACCAGAGCCTTTAGAACTACCACCACCCTTGTTCATCATTGCCATTAAAGCCAACAACATCATGAGCATATTGTTGTCTTTTTTGTCAGCAGCCTTTGCTTTAGCACCGGGGTCTGTTTTTTTGGTATCGTCTGTTTTCTTGGTATTGTCAATCGTCTTTGTCTCACGAATGATCTTATCTACACCATCTTTTGTGGTGGTAATGGTTTTAGTGCCGCCATCAACTGTATTGGTAACAACCTTGTATGTGCCATCTTTGTTATCAATGATGGTTCGTCCGGGCGAGACTACAGATTGCTGGCCGGTAATTGTTGGGTTGTTAATGAAAGACTTTGGATCACCAATAGAGTACTTAGATCCTAATGGATTGGCCGCACTGCTCTGAGTTAAGAAACCAGTCTCACTTAAAGTTCCGCCCGTACCTCTAAATGGCGTCAAGCCTGCTTTATCGTACTGAGAGTCAAGGTACTTCTCAATCTCAGGGAATGCGCCGGGGTTGTTCTTAACCAAACTGGTTAAAGCACTCTCGCTGTATTCAGCTGGGATGTACTTACTTAAACCCTGACCGCCGCCCATATTTTCCAAGCTCATGCCGCGAGTTGAGTCAGCTGAAAAACCTTGGCCATCTTCTGTTTCAAGGCCCGATCTCAAAGCATAGTCAACTGTTTCTGGTGAATAACGGGCAATTTCTTCTTTAGTGCCAGAGCCTAGCAAGTCTTTAAGACTGTTAAATCCCTCGCCCGTAATGCCTGTTGCACCAGTGACTGGATCAACCATCGAAAGCTGGCCACGACCCGTAGACTTAAGACCAGTGCCGCCAGTTGTGTCTTTATTAGTAGAAGCAAGGCTTTTGTTTAAAGAACCTTCACCACCTTCGGAATTTAATAACTTAGATACATCAAAAGTGTCTCCCGCATCTAATCCTGTAGTGTCTATGCCATCATTGGCATTGCGAAAAAGAGCATCCATACTAAATCCGCCATCGCCGGAAAATAAAGTTGATGCTTGCCCATCGCTTGTCAAGAGACTAGCCAATTCAGAGCCAAGACTGCCACCAAAGTCACCCGGCACTTGACCGTAGTCAGTACCCAACAGACTGGTAATGTCTAAATTATCAAGGCCACTGAAATCAATGTCTTGATTGCCGCCACCAAACAAACTGGACAAGTCTAATTCTTGTACGTCAGTTCCAAGTCCAATGTCTGACAAGCCGGAAAAGTCATACTCGTCATTGCCGCTACCAAAGTTAAAGTCTTCAAAAGAAAAATCACCCATGGCTTACCCCTTTTCTTTAGCGGTGGTCTTAGATGGACTCATCGCGTTTTGCATAATCGTATTCATAATTGACTTCTGTAAGTCTATTGGTTTGTCTTGTAATAGGCTTGACAAAAGCTGTCCACTTACCCCTGTAAACATCTTCTGCATTTCAGGCGTCAGTGTATCGGGCATAGCACTGTTAATCAAGCTACTTGTGGCCATGTTTGTGCCGGTATTTAACAGAGAAGACAAGCCAGCTTCACCTATATCTTTTTTGTTAATTGCCGCACCTATCGTAGATGTAGCAAGGTTTGGCAGCGCTTTGGTTAAGTACTGATCTGCAAAAGCACTACCAGTATTAATTGTTGGCATATAGTTTTGAGCAAGCAAATTTGTTCCAGCGCCAGCTGCGCCAGTTAAAAAGCCCTTGCCAAACTTACCGCCGCCCATTTCGGCCATAGCCCCGTTTATGATGCCAGAAGTAACAACTTTTGCCGCAGTTGCGCCTAAAGCAGGGGTTAAAGCACCAGCCGCAAGAGAGCCCAGACCGCTTGTAGCAAACGCAATTGCCAGCTGACCGACTGGGCCAAGTGCCGCTATGTCTTGAATCATACCTTTAAGAACACCGGGTGACTCTACCCGTGTTTCAGGTGACGCTTTACCGTCAGCATCCCACTGAGCCATAATACCAACCCTGTGCTTTGGCCAGATCTTATCTTCATCTCTGCCACGGTAGCCGGTTAATTTGCCCTGCGCGTCATATTGAGCATCTACAGTTACTCCGGCAGAAGTCTTCATTGGTTTTGTGTAACCAGTTAACTCGCGCGTTTCATCTTCACCACTACCAGTATATGTATAGACTGGAGTTAAGCCCTTAGTGTCTTTAACTTGACCGGGGGTTGTAGATGTTTGCGTTTGGCCGTCATTGTCCGTGTAGTACGTAGTCTCTGGTTTTGTCATCTCCAGCTGTTTAGGAACGTCCTTCATGGTTTTTTGGTCAAGGCCAATGAACGTCTGGAACATATGCGGCTGGAGCTTGCCGCCGTACTTCTCATCTGCAATGCGTTGAGACAGCTTGGCCACTTGATCAATGGCATCAGCTTGAGCGCCGTACTTCTCACGCAAAGCTGGGTCTGAATTAACAGCGGCCACAAAGTCTGTGTAACCTTTAGCCAACTGTTCTGGTGTGCCATTACCAGTTACAGAATCACGCAGGCCTAAGATTGGTACAGCCTTCTGAACCTTGTCAATAGCCAGACCATACAAACCTTCAATGCGCGGGTCTTTCTTAGCGTTATCTAAAAACGTCTGAACGTCAGAGGCCGTCTTGGTCTGGTCGGATGTCAGGTTTTGTAGGTCTGATCCAAAGTTCTTAACGGGAGCAAGGTAGGCCGTAACGTCTTTACCAGTAACATTTCCTCCAAGAGCCTTGGCAATCTGGTCATCTGTAATGCTGTACTTTTGCTGAAGCGCAAGAGCTCCCTTTGTCTTGTCCAAGTCACTAACAGTAGGAGCTGATAGACCTTTAACAATACCGGCCAGACCAGTGTCAAAGGCCGTGAACATTTGATCTACGCCTTTTTTATTCAAGCCTGAGTACTCGGCAATCTCGTTAGCATCCAAGCCGTACTTGTTAGCGGCCTGATTGATTGCGGCAACCTTATCAAAGTCTGATCTTGTCTTATCGCCCAAAGTGTCGGTGATAAAGCTTTTCATCCCCGCGCCATAGTCTTTTATGTACGGGTCAACAACATTCTTGCCATACATGGCCGTTAAGTCGCCTTGGCTAATGCCGGCTTTCTGGGCCGCTTCCATAATCTTGTTAGTTCGCTCAAAAGGCGTAAGGCTGGCATCACCCATCACGCTAGACACATAGTCTTTAATCTGGGTTGTTGTGTAAGGCGTGACCGTGCCGTATTGGGTTTCTTTTGGAGCTACAGGCGGTAACGGCGGAGTTGGGGGTGGTGGCGTTACAGGCGCAAGAGTTGTTCCTTGTGCTACTGGACGTCCATCGCTATCAATGATAGTGCCGCCGTATGTGCGATACGTTCCATTACCCAGATCAACAGGTTTTGGCGATGATCCACTAGCCGAGCTACCTTGGCCCGGTAAACCCGCGCCTAATGATGCAAGACCACCCTCAAGATTACGCTTACGCTCTTCTTCAATAATTCTTCGCTGTACTGCATTTGGATCGTAGGTAGCTGATTCTGGGGGTTCAATTCCTATAAGGCGATCAAAAATTGGTTGCGGTGGAGGCGTTTGATAAATGGGTGCTTGCGGCGGAAGTGGGGGTTGATAAGCCGGCTCATAAATAGGAGTGCCTTGTTCATTAGTTTGTGTATAAGTTGGTTGAGAATACGCATCTGGCTGAAACTGTTGAGCAAAATAATCTACAGGTGCCGCTACAGGCGCTAAAGGAGCTGGTTGGCCAAAATTAATACCGGCATTACCAAAGTAATTGCTAACTGTGCCAGCGTCATAACCAGTAGCGCGCGACAGGTCTGCGGCTGATACGCCGTACTGTTGAGCTGCATCAGCAATAGCCTGGGGATTGCCTATGTTTGCTTGGACATATTCATTTATTTGAGCATCTGTAAATTGAGCCATATAAACCTATCAAGAAGTCTTTATCCGAAGCATCTGGCTGGTAGCCTGAACGCCGTCTTGAGTATCACGATAGACATCTCCTAATCTTAAATTAGCCAGATCCGCATCTGTGGGTAGATTGTTTAAATCAAAGTTTAAACCCGTAGCACCTATCGGGCCGGGGTTGTCTAATTGGTTAAAGTAAAGACGAAGCACATTCGTGAGTTTGTCAAAGTACTCACGTTCATACTCATTACCGGGCAACGGTAGGCTGGGTGCTTTGGCGTTTAGCTGTGACATTTATCTGCGCCCGTCAGGTCTGATGTCAATTCTAGGAGCACCCAGTTGCCACTGCGTATTGATCTGGTTACTGGCGATCTTAAAGATCATCTGCCGCCCGCGTATACGGGTCATGATCTGGCCTGTGAATTCCTCTGTAATCACAAAGTTAGTACCCTTAGTGACCAAAGCAGACGCAGTGTTAACCACGCCAGAGCCTGAGTTACTCAATCCCAACAGGCTCATAGTGACCCGAGGACTAACAGCGGTTGGGCTGTTTGTAGAGTCTCCAAACGTCAGGTCTGGAATGATCCTCCAGACAAAACCAAAGTTGTGACCGTCTTCAATGTCAAACTCAGAAGAAGATATGTAAGCGTCCAAAGCCGCTTCTGTGCCAGTTGCGTTGTCGTTTAAACCGTTTTCATGTTCCACAAGGTTGCCCGTATTATTCGGTTGGTACGTTGCGGCGATAGGGAAGTCTCTTAGTCCTGAGTCTAACCAAGCTGTTCGTGCCATCGTGCCGTAATACCAAACACCTTTACCTTCGTTTTCTGCGTAGTTATAGATAACGTAGCGGTCAATTGCTGTGCTTGCTTCTGAGCAATAGAACCACCAGACTTCATTAAAGCCTTCGTTTGTGCCGGCAAACACCTGTAGGTTTTGATCTTTGTTAATGTCGTTAAAAATGTACCGGCGCAGGTCGCAGTTCAGTGTTTGCACCCGGCCATCGTATTTATAGAACTTATCAGAACCCATCCAGTACACAACACCAGAAGCAAGGATAGCCGCGTTAGGGCCATAGATTGATATGTTGTCGCCCAGAAGCTGGGTCTGCCAAACAACTGGCGGGCCAAGGTACTGTAGAGAATAAACGGCAGAGTCAGTGAAAACAATCTGCTCTTGGCGAGATTGAAGTACAGCAATAATCTGTGAACCCTTAGATAAAGTTGTACTACCAGCCTGATTGGTAATGGCTGGATTCCAAATTAAAATGTTTTCCTGATCTGACCAGCGAATTAACATAGGGTTTAAAGTTGAGCTTGAATAGTCATCACAGCCAAAACAGAATACAAATCGTGATGTATCTGACACAGTAACTAAGTTAACCACCGAAGGCACTTCAGCGTCTGCTCCGGGAATACTGGATACCAGTACACCACGAGAAGTTAATGGTGCTTCCCAATAATACAAACCACCACCACGGGGGTTAAACACAAGGTCTTCACCAAAGTTTTGCTGACTCCATAAACGCATAGCAGACGTACTTGTCAGGCCATTACCCCAAGTTCCCAACCCCCATCCACCAGCACCCCAACCTGTCAAAGGAATTTGAACTGCTGGGCCAACACTAATTTCATACGCGGCTACAACAGAAGCACCACCACCGGGTGAACCAGAAACATCCGTTGCGTTAGCCGTGGCTGTTGCTGTAAACGTGTAAGTGTTAGCAGTAAGGACTGTTATTTGATAGTTAGCATTTAACACCGCTGCGGTGATGTTTCCGCCTAGTCCTACAGCACCACTAAAGGTTACAAAATCATTTGTAAGAGCGCCGTGTGATGTGTCAGTTACCGTGATGGTAGCGGAACCGTTTGTAGCTACAAAAGGGTTGTTATTGATTGTAGAAGATGCGCGGATAGGCGTGATGTCGTAGTACGCACCACCGTTTTCTAGGTAAAACTTAAGGTTTGTACCAACACCAATGATGTTTCTGCCATCAAGTAAGACCCAGTTCCAGAGTGACCTGCAAATACCTAAGAATGTATTGGTAGAAATACGCACCCAACCGCCAATAACCTCTGCGCTGCCCTGCCTAAACCGGATTTTGTCGGCCTCATACCAGCCACCCTCGGTGGTGTACCGTGTGTTCTCTTTGTTTACACCAGCCTTAAATAATATTTTCTTTAGTGGCATCGGTTAATCCAATAAGGTGCACTCAGCCTTGCGGCGTTTTAACAGACCCGGCAGTACCTTACCGCCACCTTTAGTCCAGAGCATCAGTTGTTCTTTTGCGCCTTCCCAATCATTGGCATTGATTTTCCTCTTTAACGTAGATGTTTGCAAGCGTCCTGTGCCCAGATTGTAGGCAAAGTCCA